AGTTTGTTACAACTAATGGTGTTAAAAATAATCAAAACAAAGAATATAAAACCAAAACATATTATAAATTAGACAATGGTGATTGTAAGTGATATATACCAATGGTTAAACCTGTAGAATTCAACCCAAGAAATGTTGATATAGACCCTTATTTATTGGGTGTTTTATTAGGTGATGGTTCCATTAGCCTTATGAATAGGGTTGGTCTAACTAGTAAAGATTCTGAAATTATAGAAGAAATTGGTGGTAGATTACCTGATAATATTTTAATAAGTGACCTTAAAGAAGAGATATCTTTTGGTTTTATAATGAAAGACAAAAATAAGGGAAATAATTTGTTAAAATCATTAGATTATTATAACTTACTAGGTACAAAATCTGAAAATAAATTCATTCCAAAAGATTATAAGTTTAACACCACTAACGTAAGGTTAGAAGTTTTACAAGGTTTATTGGATACTGATGGGTATTGTTCAAAAAATGGTACAATACAACACTATTCGGTTTCTAAACAATTATCTGATGATGTTAAAGAGTTGGTACAATCATTAGGTGGTGTTGCTAGACAACGTAGTAAAAGAGGTTCATATAGATTACCTAATGGTGAACTTAAAGAGTGTAAAATTTGTTACACATTAACAATTAACTTACCCGAAGGTATAAAACCATTTAAGTTAACACGTAAGTTAAATAACATGGTTAATACTAAAAAATATTCACCAAGTAGAGGTATTAAGAATATCGAGTTTTCTAGAAAAACATTAGGTCAATGTATTACGGTAGAAGCAGAAGATTCTTTATATGTTATAGACCAATATGTTGTAACACACAATACATTCATGTCCACAATAGCGTCAATAGAATCGGGTGCTGAGAAGGTTTTAATAGTTTGTCCAGCGAACGCAAAGATAAACTGGTTTAGAGAAATCAACGCTTTTATTGACGAAGAAGAAATATCAATAATTAAGTCAGGTCATTGGAACCCAAAACGTTATACCATTATAAATTACGATATATTAAAAAACTTTCATACCATTATTGATGGTAGAAAAGTGTATAAAGATTACGAAATAAACAGACATTTAGACGAAGAAGGTTTTGATTTAATTATATTGGATGAAGCACACATGGTTAAAAACCCTTCCAGTAATAGAGCTAAAATAATCAGCCAAATTAGTAAAAATATAAAAAGACGTTGGTTGTTAACAGGAACTCCATTAGCAAATAGACCAATGGATTTTTACAACCTGTTAAAAATATGTGAATCACCTGTTACAACAAGTTGGAAACAATATGCTTTTAGATATTGTGATGGAAAAAAGTTTAGAAAAAAATTAAAATCAGGCCAATATAAAGATATTTGGTTAACAGATGGAGCTTCCAACCTAGAAGAGTTACATGAACGAACAAAAAATCTTATATTAAGAAGAAAAAAAGACGACCACTTAGATTTACCACCAAAAATTGTTGCACCTTATTATACCGAAATAGACGATATGACCGAATATAATAACGCTTTTAATGAATATTTGGAATGGGCAAAGTCTGAAGGTAAAAGGTTAGGTAATGGTAGACACATGGTTGAATTGGTTGTTTTAAGGAAATACTTAGCCTTAGAAAAAACAAAACAAAGTATTGCTTTAGCTGAACAAGCGATAGAGAATGGTAAAAAGGTTATTATATTCACAAACTTTACACACTCATTCGATACATTAATGAAACATTTTGGTAGAATGGCTGTTGGTCACAATGGTAAGATGAATGGGACACAAAAACAATTCTCTGTTGATGAATTTCAAAATAATCCTGATGTAAAAGTTTTTATTGGTAATTTAATTTCAGCTGGTACAGCAATTACTTTAACTGAGGCTGAGGTTGTTATTATGAATGATTTGGATTTTGTTCCTGCTAATCATGCTCAGGCAGAAGATAGAGCACACAGATTAGGTTCAACAACAACAACAAACGTTTATTACCCTATTGCTGTTGGGACAATAGATGAACATATGTTCAAGATATTGGAAAAGAAAAGAAGAATCATCGATACTGTTATTGGTGATGAACACGAAGATTTGGATATACAAGATGAATTATTCACAAATATATTTAAAAAATATTTTTAATAAATGTTAGGTTATTGGTTAAAGTAATCTACCTTTCAACTCTTCAAAATCGATTGATAATCTTTTTATATCACTTTCAACCATATTAGCACCACTTCTAATATTAACTCTTTCATTACCTTCTGTAACACCTGTAATCATACCTTCTAAATTAGCCTCTAAATCACTAACAGTTTTAAATAAATTAGAAAACGAATCATAAGTATCATTTAGTAAAGTTTTAATTGTCTCATCTATTTTTGAGGTATCTAATACACCGATAGGGTCAGATATATCTTTCATACGAATAAGTGTTAAACCAGATTTTGGTGCATATAATTTATACTCATCAAGACTAATCTGAAATATCTCAATAATATCACCTTCTTTCCACGCTGTTATAATAAAATCAGGATTTTTTGGGTCATCATTTTCCAAATACGATACTTTTATTTTTCCATCACTCTTATATAATTTTATTTGATATTTTGTACCATCATAACCAATGACATCTGTTTTATCACCACTTATTTTAACACCACCAGTAGTTTCACCAGGTAACAAACCTGCAATAACCTCTTCAAAAAGAAAACCCGCGGTAGGCCCATTAAAATTATCTCTTAATTCTCTTATATGTTCTAATATAATAACCGATGCCATAGCTTCCTGCAAATTTATTATGTTAGTTGGTGGGTTACTTATCATTTTTAATTTTTCAGGTAAATTACCATTACCTAAACCAAAAGATTTAGTAAATCTTTTTATTCTAGATTTCAAACCTTTTGTATTCACATTAACATTTACCCAACCAGGATATCCTTTTAAATCTTCTTTTAATATCTGTCTAATTAAATTTCTTAATTCCATAATAATAAATATACCTATTCAATATTGTTATTCATTAATGATGTCATCACAAACTTCTATAACACCAAAAATAAAATACTCTTCATATTATATAAATATCCGTTATTTTTTATAAAAAGAAATATTATGAAAAAATACGAACACGTAGACCACCCAACACACTATGGTGGAAAAGATAATCTTTATGAGGCAATAAAAGTTATTGATGCATGGGGTTTAGGTTTTTCTTTAGGGAACTCTGTTAAATATATTTCTAGAGCAGGAAAAAAAGACCCAAATAAAGAAATTGAGGACTTAAATAAAGCTATATGGTATATTGAACACCACATAAAAACTTTAAAATCTAAAATGAATTAAGATGGTTAAACTTTATTTTTTTAAAGTATTGGCTAAACTAAATAAGTTATTATTACCTAGTTTGGCAAAAAGAAGAGTTAATATGTATAGGTTAAAAACTTGGCAAAAATTATTAATAGCTTATAGATGTTGGGTTACCAAAAACTCTCTAAAATAAATAAAATTAATTATTTAAGTATTATTGAGATATTTATAATAAAATTAAAAAATAATGATACTATACGAAAACTTAATGGAAAAGGTCTTGATAGAAAGTGGATTGCGTAATATACGTGATTTGTCTAATCGTTATGATAAGGCAAAAATCTACTTTCACCAAGATTTGGATGGAGTTACTACGGCAATCGCAATGAAAAATTACTTAGAGAATAACGGAATTAAAGTTGTTGATGCTGAAATCATTCAATATGGAGATAAAGAATTTGCTATTAAAAAACCAGCTGCTAGTGGTGATGTGATGCCAGTTTTGGTTGATTTCGCACATGGTAAACCAATGTTTGTTATTCATACTGACCACCACGATTCACAAGTTGGTGTTGAAAAAGACGCTTCAACATCATTTAGACATTCACGTTCAAATGTTGAAACAATATCACAAATAATGTCAACATCAGATATTTTTCCTGATGCTGATATTAAAATGATATCAACGGTTGATTCGGCAGATTTTGTTAAAATGGATATTAAACCAGAAGACATAATGACATATGTATTTCAATTGGATAAAGAAAAAGAGTTATCTAGAAATAAAAAAATTATGGCTTTGGTTACAAATAAATTGTTATTAGCATATAAAAATAAACCTGACTTTTTGGAGAGATTGGTTATGGATTCAACACCATCTCTATTAAACATTTATTTAAACATTATTAAATTAGCAAAAGAAGAAGGGTATGTATCACCTGATGTAATGAAAAGTAATTTGGAGGATTATATTGAAAAACAAAAAGTTAATGAAAAGGTTAAATATGATTCAGAATATGGTATTATATCACAATATGGTGGTGGGTCAATGTTTAAAGCCGGTTCTTATGATAGATATGTCCCATTTAAGAATTACCCTGAAGCAAACTTTTTGGTTATTGCATGGCCTTTAGGTTTATTACAAGCATCTTGTAACCCATTCAAAGCAGAAAGGCAATTAAAAGGTGTTAATTTGGGTGAGATAGCACAAGAAGTTTTAAACGAATATAAAGGTGAATTAATGGATAAAAAAATATCTGTTGACACAATCAAATATTTTGCTGAAAAAAGTAAATCATTTGATGAGGATTCGGTTGGTTTCACATTTAACGATTTGGTTGCTTTATTTGGTGATACGGATGGTGGTATTCAAGGTTTAAACACAACACCAAAAGGTTCACCTGAAGATTATACAATAGAGAGATGGCATGGAGCCTTAAAAAAGGTTATGGAAAAACCTTACACTAAATTAAGTGATAGAGAGAGAAGAGCTTTAAAATTACTTAAAATTAGTGGGTGGGATATCATTCAGGCTAATAGTGGAGGACATAAGTGTATAACCAACATATCGGGATTATCTTATTTCGGTAAAGATGGTAAAGAGTTTTTATTGAAGTTTCAAGAAAGTTTAATTAATAAATTAAAAGAAAAAATAGACGCTAGTAAGTAAAAAAATAAACGATAAAAATAAAACCACATCTGTATCTTTACGATGTGGTTTTTTATGCTTACTATTATTAATATTAATAACGAGTGGTTAAGATTTTTAACCCGTCCAAAAAAATCAATTTATGAGTAAAAAAGAGATTAAACAGGCAAGTCCTGAAGATATCAAAAAGTTCCTAGAAGGTCATGACGATGAAAAATATATCGTATCCATTGAATTAGACCAAACAGAAGATTGGTCCGTTGACGAAACAAACAAAGTTTACATAGTAATAGACGACCCTGAAAACGGAAAAAAAATCAAAGTACAAAAGTTTACACCATTTTGTTGGACCAAAAACCTTAGAGGTAGTGGGTTTTATGGTGATGATATTGATGCAATTAAAAAGGCAGCAAAAACTTTTGGTATCACAACTGAAAAGTTAGAAACAGGTGATGATGATAGGTTGGAAGATGGGTATAAGTTTATGGTTAAAACAAGTGGGACTTATAGAGATTTAGTTAATTTCTTTAAACGTGGTGGTTTAGACCCATGGGGTGAGAAAAAAAACTTATTACAACTATTACCACCTGTTGAACAATTTATGATACAAACAGGTAAAAGGTTATTTAAGGGTTATGATGATTACACAGAGGTTCATAAGTTAACATTCGATATTGAGACCACGAGTTTAGAACCAGACCAAGGACATTGTTTTATGATTGGGGTTAAAGATAATCGTGGTTTTAAAGAATTATTGACTGCATACAATGAAGATGGTGAATATACTGAAGAAGGTGAGAAAAAAATGTATGAATATTTTTTTGAAATCGTCCACCAATTGGAACCAACAATTATTATTGGGTATAACTCTGAAAACTTTGACTGGTCTTATATATTTGGTAGAATGCAAATATTGGGGATGATGTCATCTTTGGTTAGGAAATCTAAAAAAACAGGTAGAGTTACTAGTATTAAATTAGATACTGATACCATTAAAACAAAACACCCAATGGTTAAACCACTTAGGAAACCATCAACATTAAAATTGGGTGCTGAAACAGAAGATTATTACCAAACAACATTATGGGGTTATAATGTTATGGATACATATCATAGAGTTCGTCAGGCAATGGCATTAAACTCTAATTTACAGAATGGTAGGTTAAAATATATTGCTAAAGAAGCAGGTATTGAACGTGAGAATCGTGTTTATATTGAAGGTAATATTTTGGGTAAGATATGGAATGAAAACCAAGATTTTTATTATAACCCAACTTCTGGTCAATGGTATGATATTGATGGTGTTAAACCTGAACCAAAAGATGTTGAGGGATATCAAGATAAATGGGAAAAGGTTGATGGTAGATTTTTATTAAAAGAATATCTTAATGATGACCTTTTGGAAACGGAACAAGTTGATGATATCTATGGCCAAGCTGGTTTCTTAACCGCAGCATTGGTTCCAACAAACTTTGTTCGTTCAATTACAATGGGAACTGCAACAATGTGGAAAACCTTAATGATGGCATGGTCTTATGAAAATGGATTAGCGTTACCTGACATTCAACCAAAAAGACCTTTTGTGGGTGGTTTATCACGTTTATTGAAGTTGGGTTATAGTCAGAATATAGCTAAGTTTGATTACGCTTCACTCTACCCTTCAATTCAATTAACACACGAAGTATTTCCAACGGTAGATGTATCAGGAGCTTTAAGAGCAATGTTAAGATATCTATTAGATACTCGTAATGAATATAAGTATATGGCAGCAGAATACCTTAAACAAGGTAATCATAAGTTAGCAAGTAAGTTTGATAAGAAACAACTACCGATTAAAATCTTTAATAACTCGGCTTTTGGTTCTATTTCAGCACCATATATTTTTCCATGGGGTGATATTGATGTTGGTGAGATGATTACTTGTACAGGTCGACAATACCTTCGTCATATGATTAGGTTTTTTATTGATAAGGGTTATGAACCACTTGTATTAGATACTGATGGGGTTAACTTTTCTTATAAAGACGATGTTAATAACCATACTTATATTGGTAAAGGTTATCATAGATTTGTTAAAGAAGGGGTTGAATATAAGGGTATTGATGCTGATGTGGCGGAATATAATGATAGATTTATGCATTTAGCAATGGGTCTTGATATTGATGAAGTTTGGCCAGCAACCATTAACTTATCTCGTAAAAACTACGCAACATTAAAACCAAATGGTAAGATTAAATTAACTGGTAACACGATTAAAGGTAAAACAATTCAAAAATATATTAAAAACTTTTTGGATAAGGGTATTAAAATGTTATTGGATGGTAAGGGTAAAGATTTTGTTGATTATTATAATGAGTATTTGGAACGTATTTATAATATGGACATCCCTTTATCTGAGATAGCCAATAAATCAAAAGTTAAAAAAACTATTGAGCAATATAAAAATCGTGGTAAAAATAAAAATGGGGCACCATTACCAAGACAAGCACATATGGAACTAATTATAAAAGAGGGTTTGAACGTTCAATTGGGTGATGATATTTATTATGTAAATAACGGACTTAGGAAATCACATGGTGACATTCAAGTTAAAAAAACAAAGAATGACCCACCTGAGGGAACTTTAGTTTTTAATTCTTATTTAATTAAAACTGAAGATTTGGAGAAAAACCCTGATTTAAAGGGTGAGTATAATGTTCCTAGGTATGTTGACGCTTTTAATAAAAAGGTTGAACCACTTTTGGTTGTTTTTAATACACACATTAGAGAAACGTTATTAATTACAGACCCAGAAGACAAACAATTTTACACAAATAGTGAATTGGAATTGGTTTCGGGTGTACCAACAAAACCTGAAGACCAAGATACTTTAGAAGAGTTAATGACTATTAGTGATGAGGAAATGGTTTTTTGGAATATGAAAGGTGTTTCACCCGAATATATGATTAAAGATAGATTTAATGGTGAACGTTTAGATAACGATATCACGGAAGAGGTTGTAAATGAGGTTGTAAAACCTAAAGAAGATGAGGGTGATGTTGAGTACTTTTAATTTTTTTTAATATGCCAAAAGGTTCTGAAGCTGATATTAAATACTTAAAAACAAAATTAACTCTTTATTTACATGAAGAAGAGTATGAGAAAGCTGAGGTTATGCGTAAATGGATTATTGATTTAGAAGGTGACCCAAGTATTGAAAATGTTGAATCTATATTAAAACGTTATAAAAAATAATATTAATTAACTTTATTTTTTTAAATTATATATATTTAGTGATATTTATATATAAAACTTAAATTATGAATATCATTTTATTAAATGAACTTGTAAATAAAGATGGTAGTAGAATTAGTGGTGATAAAAAAATAGACCAACTTAATAACGTTACAGCATCCAAAGAAACAACCGATGATTATGTACACTCAACACGTCAAGGTGTTAGTAGGTATAATAATTATGGTCGTGCTTATATTGGTGAAGAAGGTGAAGAAGAAGAATTAAAAACACCACCAACTAATAAAAAAAGAAAAAAACCTGTTAAAAAATTAAAGGAGACAGCCAAAGATAAGATGGATTCTTTAATTGAGGATATTTTTACTAAAAAACAATTCGATACAGAATTTGTTAACCAAAATAATAATAATCTTTTATCTACGGAAATTGGTGACTTAGATAGTATCAGAGACACCAACCCAATTTTAATTAGAAAAGTTGGAGCATTAAAAGATATTATTGAGAAGAATGATGCTAGTGGTGAAGAAAAGGCTGTTATTTTAAATTATTTATTAGATATGGATTTAACTGATATGTCTAGTGAACATAAGGAACAATTAAAAAGAAAGTTACGTTAATGGCTAATAGTGGGTTAAGACATGGGAAAATTTTAATTGATGATGATATTAATTATCATTTAAAAAGAATATATAACGCTTATAATGGCCCTAAAGATGTTGAAGGGTATGAGCGTTTACGTGGTTTATGTGATAAAAAAGATATTTCATATGAACAACTAAAAAGAATTAAAAATTTCTTCGATAGTTTTGAGGGTAAAAATAATGAAACACCATACCTACTAAATGGTGGTACAAAAATGAAAGAATGGGTTGAAAGACATCTAAACAACATGAGAGATGGTGTTGAATCCAAAAAGAAAAATTTGGATGCTATTGGGGCATCTAGTCAAAATCAAAAAGACGATTTAAAGGTTTCAAAAATTAATACAGATTCACATGATACCGACACAAATAAAATTTTAAGACAAGAAGGTATTTATAGAATAAAGGTCTTAGACGACCTAATAACAGAAATCAATAAAAACAAAGAATTATGCCAAATGGACAATCAATCGCACCAATCTTAACTGATTCTAATTCAGTACAAGATTTAAACCCAAATGGTGGGGCGGTTACAAATCAGGAACCATCGTTAAAACAAACAGCTGACTCTCAAAGAGCAAGTGTTACTTCATTTAACGAATATAAAAACGTACCAAACCAAGAATATAGTGCACAACACCCTAACGCACAATCAGATGGTGATGATGAGGGTAGAGGTGAAACAGGACCTGGTCAAGGTGTGGGTACTTCTGACGATATAGCTAGTAAAAATAGTTTATTATATAATTCAGGTAATAAATATAAACCTGGTACTGGAAATAACTATTACAATTTTAGTTACGTAGAACAATATTGGTAAAATGAATCTTTACTCTATATTAGAAAATATTATATTAGAGGCAGTTAATACTTCATCTGTAGAGAATGCTATAGAGAAAAAACAAAGAGTAAGAATATATTACGACCCAAAGATTAATAGAACTCCAGGTGAGGAGGATAAAAATTTACCGGGTTATAGAAATATTGAAACTTATGTTTATGGGGTGTCTAAAGCTGATAACCCTATTATTAGGGCTTATCAAATTAATGGTGTTACCGAAACTGATTCACCAGGATGGAAAACATTTAGATTAGATAGAATTACATCTTGGAGACCTTACCCTAGTTTTTTCTACCAACCTATTTCCCAAAGAGATAGTTCGGTACCAACCTATAACCAAAATGGAGATAGAAGTATGATAAGAATTATTAAACAAGCTAAATTTTAGTATGGAACAAAAATTATTAGAAATCTTAAAAAAAGCTAAATCTGTTGATGAAAGAGCAAAACAATTCGATTCAATGGATTCATCTACTTTACAAGAAAGAGTAGAATCTAGACAAACTAACGTTGGGACACAAGAAACATCAACTACTAACGTTACACCAAATAACACAACAAATGTTAAAAAACCTGTTAATGTTAATAGTGGTGAATACAAACAAAGGGTTAAAGAATCTAAATTACCACCAGAGATACAAAAATTAATGTTGGACAACCCTATTCAACAACCAGACCCTGTAGGAACAAGTGGTTTAGGTTTAGATGAGGAAACGATTAGACAAATTAACCCAAACTATAATACACAAAACAATGTTATCACTGAACAAGTTACACAAAATAGTGAAACAACTTCTTATGATAGAGATGAAATTAGAAAAATTATGGCAGAAGAAATGTCAAAAGTGTTACCTAAAATAATAGGGGATTATTTTAATAACGAAATTATTAAAGAAAACACTAGATTAATGAAGGTGTTACTTAAAGAATCTAAAAATAGGAATAACACAAAATAAAAAAACCATATTATGGCAGCACAAATTGGATGTGGGTGTAAAACAAAACCTGGTACACCTAACAAAAAAAACAAAAAGTAATTTAAACCCGACATAAGTCGGGTTTTTTTTTGTTTACAAATTCGTTAATTATACTATATTTTAAAAAAAATATATTAAATTATGAGTAAAATAAGATTGCTAGTTTTGCCATCTGACCGTACAGGTGTTGGTAAATTTCGTTCAATAGAACCACATTTAAAATTACAAGAATTATATGGAGACGATTTCCATGTAGATATTATAACAGCTGGGTCAACAGACTTTAACTGGGATGATGATTCTTTTATCAAGAAATATGATATCGTACATTTCCATAGAACTTTACCGAGTATTAAAAATGGTGGGTACGTACAAGTTTATTTAGATGAGTTTAACACTATACACGATAAGTTAAAAGCTAATGGTGTTATAACTATTATGGATATCGATGATTATTGGATGCCATCTAAAGAACACCCAGCTTACCAAATAATCGTTAAAGATGGGTTACCTAATAAGATTATGGAAAACATTAAGAGGGTTGATTATGTAACTACAACTACCCCTATTTACGCTAAAGAAATTAGTAAGTTAAATAAGAATGTTATTATATTACCTAACTCTATTGACCCTAGTGAAAAACAATT